GCGAAAATCAAGTCGCCTACGGCGAAGGTTACATCCGCATCCTGACGGAATACTGCGACGACGACACGTTCGACCAAGACATCAAGATTGCGCGTGTGCGCAACTCGTTTTCGGTCTACATGGATCCGACCATCCAAGACCCGTGCGGCGCGGATGCCAAGTGGTGCTTCATCACCGAAGACCTGCAGCGCGCCGAGTACGAGCGCCTGTTCCCAGACGCCAGCCCGCTGTCGACCCTGCAAGTGCAGGGCGTGGGCGACCAGTCGATCTCGGTCTGGATCAATCAGGATACCGTCCGTATCGCCGAGTACTATTACATCGAGTACGAGAAGGCGACGCTCCATCTCTACCCCGGCAACATCACGGCTTTCGAGGGATCACCCGAGGCTAAACAGATGAAGCAGATGGGCATTAAGCCCATCCGCACCCGTCAAGTGGACGCCAAGCGGGTCAAGTGGTGCAAGACCAACGGCTACGAGATGCTGGAAGAGAACGACTGGGCAGGCAAGTACATCCCGATCGTGCGCGTTGTAGGTAACGAGTTTGAGGTTGACGGTAAGCTGTACGTCTCAGGTCTGGTGCGTAATGCCAAGGACGCGCAGCGCATGTACAACTACTGGACGAGCCAAGAAGCCGAGATGCTGGCTCTGGCACCCAAAGCGCCGTTCATTGGCTACGGTGGCCAGTTTGAAGGCTACGAGATGCAGTGGAAGACGGCCAACACGCAGAACTGGCCGTACTTGGAGGTCAATCCGGACGTGACTGACGGCTCGGGTGCTGTACTGCCGCTGCCACAACGCGCCGCGCCGCCGCTGCCGCAGACCGGTCTGATTCAGGCCAAGATGGGTGCCTCGGACGACATCAAGTCGACCACGGGGCAGTACGACACCAGCTTGGGAGCGACATCCAATGAGCGTTCGGGCAAGGCAATTATGGCGCGCGAGCGTCAGTCTGACACTGGCACTTATCATTACGTGGACAATCTGGCACGCGCTGTTCGGCACGTAACGCGCCAGCTGGTCGACCTGATTCCGAAGATTTACGATACCCAGCGCGTGGCTCGCGTGATTGGTCTGGATGGTGAGACTGACATGGCCAAGCTCGACCCGACACAGCAAGAGCCTGTGCGCGAAATCCGCGACCAGAACAACATCGTCATCGACAAGATTTACAATCCTAACGTCGGTAAGTACGACGTGGTGGTGACCACCGGCCCGTCCTACATGACCAAGCGTCAGGAGGCACTGGACGCGATGGGCATGATTCTGCAATCCAACCCGCAGCTCTGGCAAGTGGCTGGCGACCTGTTCATCAAGAACATGGACTGGCCAGGCGCCCAAGAGATGGCGGCACGCTTTGCCAAGATCATCGATCCGAAGATCATGGCCGACAGCGACGAGTCGCCCGAGATGCAGATGGCCAAGCAGCAGATGGAGGCCATGTCGCAGGAGATGGATCAGCTGCACCAGATGCTGCAAAGCGTCAATCAGTCGGTCGAAGTCCAAGACATGGAGCGCAAGAACTTCGAAGCCGAGATCAAGGCGTACCAAGCCGAGACTCAACGCCTCTCGCTCATCGGGGCTGCTATGTCGCCCGACCAAGTGCAAGACGTTGTCATGCAGACGCTGCGCGACGTCATGTCGACCGGCGACTTGGCCATGAGCGAGGGTGGGCTGGAGCTGCCGGGCGAAATGCCCATGATGGGGGAAGAAATGGGCATGATGCCCCAAGAAATGCAGCAAATGCCCCAAGAAATGGGTATGATTCCGCCAAGTGGCGCTGAAATGCCGCCGGAAATGATGAATATGCCGCCCGAGGAGCCGATGGCATGAGCTGCGCAAACTTTGTAGGGATACTGTTTTTGGGCCGAGATGTGGCCCATTCAGTGCATCTGAACACCCGCAGCTATGCCAAACACAAGGCGTTGCAGAAGTTTTACAACGGCGTGGTGGATTTGGCGGACAAGTTTGCGGAAGCCTACCAAGGCCGGCACGGTCTGATTGGCGCGATTTCGCTGCAGTCGACCAAGAAGCCAGGCAACATTTTGGAGTTTCTGCAGGCGCAGGTCGAAGAGATTGAAGCAATGCGGTACAAGGTAGTGGACAAGGCAGACAGCCCACTACAGAACATTATTGATGAGATCGTGGGGTTGTACCTCTCGACGATTTACAAACTGAAGTTTCTCGCTTGAGGTAGATCATGGCAAATTACACCGCAATTTCCGCAACCGCCAACATTAAGCCAATGGCGGGTAAGCTCAAAGGCATTTTTGTTAGCTCGGCGTCTAGCACACCGACTATCACTGTTTACGACTCCGCAGCCGCTACAACGACCAGCGTGATCTTGGCGACTTTTACGCCTGCCGCTGCCACGTCGTATCTGCTGCCGCTTGACGGCGCGTATGCTAAAAATGGCATTTATGTAGTCATTGGTGGTACAGTTTCTGCAACCGTACTCTACGAATAATTTTTGCATTACCGTACTGACGCGGTACGTCAGGGATTCTTTAGGAATCGACAATGTCTGATGAAGTACAAAACGAGTTAGCGGAAGTACCCGCGCCAGAACAGGCACCGACGGCAGAGCCTGTAGCTGAAGAAACACATGCGCCGGAGAATGATGAGTCAAAGCCAGCTAAAGTCTTCACACAAGAAGAACTAGACGCTGCCATTGGCAAAAGGCTTGCAAGAGAACAGCGTAAGTGGGAAAGAGAACAGGCACGTCGAGCGCAAGAAGCGCCTGCCGTATCTGCCGAACTTCCACCGGTCGAGAATTTTAATTCTGTTGATGAGTACGCCGATGCACTGGCGGTACGAAAAGCAGAGGAATTGCTCGCCAAACGTGAAGCTGATCGCGAACGAATGGATTTTCTTGAGGCGTATCACGACAGAGAAGAAGACGCGCGGAATAAGTATGATGACTTTGAACAAGTTGCGTACAACCCCAAGCTGCCAATCTCTAACGCGATGGCTGAGACGATTCAAGCGTCGGATATTGGCCCTGATATTGCGTATTACTTGGGTTCAAATCCGAAAGAAGCCGCACGTATAGCCGCACTGAATTCGCCTATTTTGCAGGCCAAAGAGATCGGTAAACTGGAAGCAAAAATTACTTCCGAGCCGGTTTTGAAACGAACAACGAGTGCCCCACCGCCCATCGCGCCAATTTCTGGCCGTGGCTCTGGTACACCGTCTTACGATACGACCGACCCTCGTGCAATCAAAAACATGAGTACGTCTGAGTGGATTGAGGCGGATCGCCAGCGTCAGATGAAGAAGTGGGAAGCACAACGTAACCGCTAACTTTTTTAGGAAATAAATATCATGGCAAACTCGATTCTTACCATCGACATGATCACACGCAAAGCGTTGGAGATCCTTGAAAACAACCTAGTTTTGACCCGTAACGTTAACCGTCAGTACGACGACTCTTTCGCTGTTGAAGGCGCTAAAATTGGTTCCACACTGCGTATCCGTCTGCCGGATCGCGCTCTGGTAACCGACGGTGCCGCCCTGCAAGTTCAGGACGACAACGAGCAGTTCACCACCCTGACTGTTGCTTCCCAGAAGCACATCGGCGTGAACTTTACTTCCGCCGAACTCACCATGCAGTTGGATGACTTCGCAGAGCGAGTTCTGAAGCCTCGTATTTCTCAGCTCGCATCGTCGATCGACGCTGACGTCGCTAACTCGTACAAAGCCATCGGTAACTCGGTTGGCACCCCAGGCACCACCCCATCGACTTCGCTCGTTCTGCTGCAAGCTCAGCAGAAGCTGAACGAAAACGCTGCTGTGATGTCGCCACGCTACGCAACTGTTAACCCAGCTGCTAACGCTGGTCTGGTTGAAGGCATGAAAGGTCTGTTTAACCCAACCGACACTATCAGCCGTCAGTTCAAGAACGGCATGATGGGCACCGGCGTGTTGGGCTTCGACGAAGTCAACATGTCTCAGTCGATCAAGCAGCACACCAACGGCGACTGGGGCACTGCCATCACCGTGACTTCGACTGTTACCACCGAAGGTCAGAACACCCTGCCAATCAGCTTCACTGGCTCGTCCAAGACATGGAATGTCGGCGACGTGTTCACCATCGCTGGCGTTAACGCTGTCAACCCACAAACCCGTGAGTCCACTGGTTCGCTGCAGCAGTTCACCGTGACCGCTGTTGCTACCGGTTCGTCGACTGCAACACTGACCATTTTCCCAGCTCTGTATTCGGCAAGCCAGGCTCTGGCTACCGTGACTTCGCTGCCAGCTTCTGGCGCCGTGGTCACCATGCTGGGTGCTGCTACTGGCCAGTACGCACAGAACCTCGTGTACCACAAAGATGCGATCACTTTCGCGACCGCTGACTTGCTGCTGCCACAAGGCGTTGACATGGCTTCCCGCCAAGTCCATAACGGCATCTCGATGCGCGTTGTTCGTCAGTACGACATCAACAACGACCGTCTGCCTTGCCGTATCGACGTTCTGTACGGCTACAGCACAATCCGTCCGCAAATGGCTTGCCGCGTCTGGGGCTAAGCACTGGTGGGGGCTTCGGCCCCCATTAACGACACTCTTTTTAAAGGAAATTTATCATGGCAATTCCTAATGGCGCTGGTGGCTACCAGCTTGGTGATGGCAATCTCAACGAAGCCGTTTTGTCTGTTCAAAGCGCTCCTACCGCTCTGACAGCAGCTGCTACAGTAACCGCTGCACAACTGTCAAACGGCCTGTTTACTTTTAACGGCACCGCAGGCAATCTGACTCTGCCTACCGTCGCTGATCTTGAGGCAGGCATTCCAAACGCTGTCAAAGTAAACGCTTCGTTTGATTTCTACGTCATCAATATTGACGCAGGCACGGACGACGTGGCTGTTGCGGCTGGCACCGGCTGGACAATTGTGGGTAATGCTTCTGTGACTGAGAATACTTCAGGCCACTTCCGCGCCCGCAAGACTGGCGATAATTCTTGGACTTGCTACCGCATTTCCTAATGTTAGGGGCTTCGGCCCCTACTTTCTAAAGGAAAAATTATGTCGTCTAATACCAAACCAATTGGCGTCGCTTTTGAAGACCAAGACATTATCGGGTCTAATTTTGTAATGTCTGGTGGCGAGTTGGGTTACACCGCAGAAGCAAGCGGTACAGTAACTCAATTGACAAGCAAATCGACTGGCGTGACTTTGAACAAGTCTGCTGGGCAAATCACAATGAACAACGCTGAGTTGGCTAACGCTACGAACGTCTCGTTCACTTTGACCAACAGCACTATTTCGGCTAAAGATGTTGTGATTTTGAGCGTGTCTTCTGGTGCTACTGCCGGCGCATACAACTGCTGGATTTCTGGCAAAGCTACGGGAAGCTGCACAATTACCTTGCGCAACCTCTCTGGCGGGGCATTGTCTGAGGCGGTCGTAATCAATTTTGCTGTAATTCACATACTTTAAAACCACGGGGCTTCGGCCCCGTTCTCTACATGAATATTTACCTATCCCATCCGGTTCACGGATTTAAAATCGCGACCATGGATACTGAAGCAGAAGCAGATGAACAAAACGGCTGGGAGCGGTATAATCCAGCCACGCCATCGGCTCCTGAAGCGGTTTCCGAAGTTGCGGCCCCCGAGAATGTGTTAGGGGTAAAACGTCGACGTAAAGAACCTTCGCTAGGAGCGTAAATGGCAACCGCCTTCGACCAGATCAAAGCTGCACTTCGGCTCATTGGCCAGCTGGCTGAAGGTGAAGAGCCGTCTCCGCAAGCCGCCCAAGATGCACTGAACGCCATGAATCAGATGATTGATTCGTGGAATACCGAGCGTCTGTCCGTGTTTTGTACGGAAGACCAGATTTTTAACTGGCCGACCAACGAGATCACCCGCACCCTTGGGCCGACCGGCGACTTCGTCGGCAATCGACCTATTCTGATTGATGATGCGACGTACTTTCGCGATCCGCAGACCAACGTGTCTTACGGCATCAAACTGATTAACCAGCAGCAGTACGACGGCATTGCAGTCAAGACCGTGACCAGCACCTACCCGCAGGTCATGTTCGTCAACAATACGTTCCCCGACATCACCATGACCATCTATCCAAAGCCCACACGGCTTTTGGAATGGCACTTTGTGTCGGTGCAGCAGCTGGACAAGCCCGCAACGCTCAATACCGTACTGTCGTTTCCGCCGGGCTACCTGCGGGCGTTCAAGTACAACTTGGCGATGGAAATTGCCAACGAATTTGGTGTCGAGCCTATGCCGCAAGTAATGCGGATCGCCATGACGTCTAAGCGCAACTTGAAGCGTATCAACAATCCTGACGACGTGATGTCTATGCCGTATTCGCTGGTGGCCACTCGCCAGCGGTTTAACATCTTTGCCGGAAATTATTAAACCGTGAAGACGCCCATTCTTGGTCAATCGTATGTGGCTCGCAGCGTCAATGCTGCTGACGCGCGGATGGTCAACCTGTACCCCGAGGCCACACCCGCACCGGAAGGTATGGAGCCTGCATACCTAAACCGGGCACCCGGCCTGCGTAGGTTGGCGACTGTCGGTACTGGCCCCATCCGTGGGCTGTGGTCGTACGGTGAATACATGTACGCCGTCTCCGGCAGCAAGCTGTACCGAGTCGACAGCAACTGGGTGGCCACACCGCTGGGTAATGTCAGCGGTTCTGGCCCCGTGTCAATGGTGGATAACGGCACACAGCTGTTTATCGCGGCCAACCCGGAAGGGTTTATCTACGACGCGGCAACTGAAGCGTACGCCGAAATTACCGACGTGGACTTTCCAGGCGCGGTGACGGTCGGCTTTTTGGACGGCTACTTTATCTTCCAAGAGCCAAACTCCCAGCGATTCTGGACGTCTGAGCTGCTTGACGGCACTCAGATTGACCCGCTGTCGTTTGCCAGCGCCGAGGGTATGCCTGACGATTTAGTGTCGCTTTTTGTCGACCACCGCGAGGTGTGGCTGTTTGGCACCCAGTCAGTTGAGGTCTGGTACAACGCAGGCGACACACCGTTCCCGCTGGCCCGCATCCAAGGTGCGGTCAACGAGATTGGCTGCGCAGCGACCTTCTCGGTCGCCAAGATGGACAACTCGTTGTTCTGGTTGGGGTCGGATGCCCGAGGCCAAGGCGTCGTATTCCGGGCTAACGGCTACTCTGGACAGCGCATCTCTACCCATGCGGTTGAATTTGCTATCCAGAGTTATGGTGACATCTCGGATGCGATTGCCTTTACCTACCAGCAAGATGGCCATGCCTTTTACGTGCTGACGTTCCCTAGCGCCCAAAAGACATGGGTGTTTGACGTGGCCACAGGCGCATGGCATGAGCGCGCCGGGTTTGCCAACGGTCAGTACATCCGCCATCGCGCGAACTGCCAGACGTTCTTCAACAACCAAGTTGTGGTTGGCGACTTTCAGAACGGCAAGATTTACGCGTATGACTTGAATGTGTTTGCCGACGACAACCTGCCCCAGAAATGGCTGCGGTCGTGGCGAGCGCTGCCTACCGGCCAGAACAACTTAAAGCGTACCGCCCAGCACGCGCTGCAGCTTGAATGCGAGACAGGCGTGGGGCTGGTGTTGGGCCAAGGCAGCGACCCCAAGGTCATGCTGCGCTTCTCAGACGATGGCGGCCATACGTGGTCCAACGAGAAATGGGCTGGCATGGGCAAGATGGGTAACTACGGATTCCGAGCGTTCTGGCGTCGGCTGGGCATGACTGACAAGCTGCGTGACCGCGTGTACGAGGTATCAGGCACCGACCCCGTTAAGATCGCCATTATGGGTGCCGAACTAGCCTTGTCCGGCACCAATGCCTAACCCCGATAACGAGCCGCAACTACCCAAGAACCAGTCGCCGATCATCGACGAGCGGTCGGGGCTTGTTTCGCGTGACTGGTATCGGTTTTTCTTAAATCTGCTCAACAAAGCCAACACTGGCGGTGGGTCAGGCACGGTAACGTCGGTCAATGTCTCCGGCGGCACGACGGGCCTGACGACCTCTGGCGGCCCTGTGACGACGTCTGGCACTATCACCCTAGCTGGCACCCTAGACGTCGATAACGGCGGCACAGGGGCCACTACAGCGTCTGGCGCGCGGGCTAATTTAAGCGCGGCGGTCTTAGGCACCAACAACGACATTACGTCGATGACGGGCGTAACAGGCGGTATCTCGTCGCCCGACTTCATTCAGTTCGACACCACCGCCACCGTCACAGACGCCACGGGCAGGCTGTATTACGACGACACGGATCAGTTTCAAACGTTGACGTTCCAGATGAACGGCGCGGCAATTCAGCGCATTGGTGAAGAACTGTATTACCGCGTCAAATTGTCGTCTGCAGCCAATAAGGGTGATGTGCTGATGTTCACTGGCACACTGGGCGCCAGCGGGGGCTTAACAGCTGCACCGGCCACCGGGTT